CTGATGTTGCCATTGATTGGTTGATTTCTGGTAAAGTTACTTGTAAGTATGTTCTGTATGCTAAATCACCGTTTCTGGAGATTGAGCAGGTAACACGACGACCGAAGTCAGCTTGGCCTGAGAATGTTTGTTCAATGGATTCCATTGCGAAGTTTGTGTGGCGTCTGTACGACACCTTCCAGAAGGTGATTTCTGGTGTTCCTGTAAGGAAAACGTCTTGTGCGCCGTAGGCGACTAGTTGCATTAGTGCTCCTCCCATCTTAGCGGTTTATATATACTTCTCAAAGAAAATAATTTTGTGATTTTCCTAAATAAATTAAAAAAATAGAAAAATACAGCAGTTTTACCTACATTTAATTAGAAATAAATTCGTTTTAATTTTTTATAAATATCATAAAAAGGAGTGAAATTTAATTCCATTTAATTATCGATTTTTGAATAGAATGTAGAGGGCGGATTTTGGGATTTTTTCATATAAAATATTTAGCAAAATGTCAGTCATTTATAGTTTTATATGAAATTATTTAATTTAGACAAAATTCTTTATGGGAAACATTTAAGAGAACTTTATTCGTTGGTTTTATGAAAATAAACTATCCTAATAATGTATAGTATGGACATACTAAAAGCTTTCTCGTTATGTGACGAACAATACCCCATAAACATTCAAGGTACTATCGAAAACCCTCTTTTCCAAGCTAATCAAATTGGTAATATGTTAGGAATGGTAAATATAAGAAAAGTGTTAGCTAATTATGATAATAATTTAAAGGTAGTCACCGAAAGTTACACACTTGGTGGAATACAAAAAACAACATTTTTAACCGAGGCTGGATTATATAGATTACTCGCTAGGTCGAATAAACCGATTGCTGAAAAGTTTCAATTATGGATGATACAAGTGTTAAAGGAAATACGTTTAACTGGAGAATACAAACTAAAACAACAATTCGAAATAGATTCAAAATTAATTCAGCAAAATGCAAAAATAGAAATACATAATAAATTGTTACAATTATATCATCAAAAAAACGTGGTATATATATGTAAATTAAAAGATGAAAATAATCATAAATTTGTAATAAAAATAGGCTCAACACAAAATATAAAAGAAAGAATGACGAATATCTCTAATACTTATGGTGTTATACCACTGGTATTAGATGTATTTGAAAATTATCATCATATCAAATTAGAAAATGCAATTCATTCGAATGAAAGTATTAGAACATTATATTACCCTATTACAAAATTAAATGGTATCATTACAAAGGAAACATTTATTGTAAATGATGAAGAATACAAAAGTGTATTATGTTTGATAAACGAAGAAATAACAAAAATGAATTCACGAGATATGAACCCGAAAGAAATGATAGAACTTCAAATTAAACTAAAAGAAATGGAAATAAAGGAATCGGAAGTGAAAACAAAAGAAATAGAAGTAAAAACAAAAGAAACCCAAGAAAAAACAAAACAAATAGAAGCAGAAATACGAAAAAAAGAATTGGATATGAAGAGTCAAGAAAACGACTCCGAAATGATAAATAAATTATCCGAAATCACCGAAAAAATCAAAACAGAACCAATCGAAGAAAAACAAGTAGAAGTACATAACGAAATAGAGGTCTTAAAAAATACATTTGTTAAACGACGAATACATTCACGTTCTCCAAAAGTCTTCCAATTTGATAAAGATACATTCGAATTGGTAACTATATACGATAGTGTAATAGATGTTATTCGTAATTTCGAAGGAACATCACACACTGGATTAAGGGAAGCATCCAAGGCAAATACAATATATAAAAATTATCGATGGGTTTTACAAGACCGAGATATAGCGGAAATACCCAAACCACAACCTACGGTATTATCAAGTAATAAATCTATCGAATATATTGCAATGATAGATGTAAAACAAACGAAGATAATGGAAGTATTTGCATCACAACGAGATGCCGCACAATCACGTAATTTAGCGGGGTTCTCGACGATATCAAGAGCCATAAAAAACGGTTCAATGTCATCAGGACATTATTGGAATCTATTTGATAAATGTTGTCAGGAAATGCAATATGAATATTTATCGAAAAACTCTTTACCAGAAAGATTTGTAAAAAAGAATAGTAGATTTGTTATACAGATAGACCCTATTACGAATAAAGAAATAAAACGTTTCGGCTCAATTACAGATGTGACATTAAAGTTTCAAATGTCTCATACGACACTGAAAAAAGTATCCGATAATAATGAAATACATATTGGGTATAAATGGAAAATTGCGGAATAAAAAATCTCTATATAGTATAGATGCCGTCAAAGAAAAGAAAAACGTGTAAAGTATATAAATCGTGTAAGAATGTACCTTGTGGAGAGATGATGAATCGTTGTCCTCCATCGTATTGTTCGGATGGTTCCAAGAATTGGGGCTTATGTAATATGGGACTCACCAATCCACTATATAAAAAGTATTGTAAGAGTGAAGCAAAATGTCAAATGAGTCGTTCAAATAAGGTTTCGACCGACCAAGTATATGCAGATGAGTTACATCAAAAAATGCCGTATATTTGGCGACATTTAGGCCGAAAAACCCGTCGTAAAATGGTGGCGTTGGCGAGAAAACCCATCGCCGAATTGAATATACCGTATATGAAACCATAATCGTATTTTGTTCTAAATACCGATTTGTTCCAACCAAGTCATTCCGGGAAACACATTCTTATTATGTAAGACCAAATCGGTACAATCTTTATATAAACCGGTAAGAGAATGGTTGAAAGAGAGCCAAACCAAATAAATGGAATATAAGAATAAGGTTATATAGATATCTTCACGATGAATGGATGTATTCCGAAGAGTGTATAAGGGAATGATTTTCAAGAGAGTCATCATAAGAATAACACGTATAATCAATATTGTTTTTGTATGATAATACAACATCAATACCAAGAGAAGAATATTCGTTAGAAGAGCACCGAATAATGCGAAAGAAGGGTTATAGTGAATGAATTTGAATAAGAATAGGATGTACCAGAGGAATATCCAATAAGAAAAATACAAATCGACACGGGGCATTATTTATATAGGTGAAGATTTGATTTCGAATATGGATAGGTGGGGTATAAAGAATTATTCGTATCGTGGATAATTCTTTAGTGAAAATGGCTAGAGGCTTGGATGATAAAATTTTCTAAATAGTTCTCTTGAAAAATCTCTCTTTTGTTTTCGTGTTTTTTTGTGAAAATATAGGAGTCTTGTGATTTTTTGATTGTCCACCCATCTTCTAAGGCGTTGGTGAGGAATAACATTTTTTGAAATTTTTTTCGATCCATTTGAATGTTTTTGGGTAAATCTATATTTAATAAGGTTGATGACATATATATTATTTGGATATTGGGTTTTTTCTATTTTTCCGAGTTCTCTTTTTTTGATTTTTCGATTTTTTTGATTTATTATTTTTTTTACTGCCTCCTCCGATTTCCAAATCTTCTATTTTAGCAATCAATATTTTAATCAATATTTCAACAAAAGTATTATCAAATGCGTCAACTTTCTTTGTCCCCAAAATATCTTCGGCCTCCATACTACCTTCTTGATTATTTAAATATTCAGAAGCATCAGAAGCATATGTATTCAATGATTTTTGTAAATTTGTAAGACCTTCTCTTATTTCTACAGGTTGAGTGTCGTCAATCGAATTATTTATATTACCCAAACCACTTTCTGATAATGAATTATATAAATTATTATATTGTTTAAAATATGTTGTGTTGGTAAAAAAAATATTACCCAAATGATATTGTAAAATTAATTTTTGGTCTAAGTATGTATGATTATCTGCTATGGTATAAAGATAATCTAATGTATCTTTTGAGCGTTCGGTTAATGGAACAAACCCGTTTGAACCATAAAAATTACAACCAGCATATATATTGCATCGATTTAATTCTTGTGTCACGTCACTACCATTTTTTTTATATTCTATATCTTTAAGTGTTGTGAATATAGCACTATAATCTATACTTGAAGTAATATTTATACTATCTGGATGCCTTAGAGCTGTAATGTATGATAATACTTGATAAACTATTAAATCTCCCAAAGATTTTAGAATCGCTGTATTACACATAAGTTCTTCGTTATCCGTTTTATTTATTGCATCAATTACGGTTGGTATAGACAAATTTTTAACTTTAACGTTAATTTCTTCATTATTGGTTGCATTAACGATTTTTGTTTTTTTAGGATTTGCTTTAGTTTTATAAATTGTAATATCATATAATTCTTTATCATAAATATTTGTATTTTGGATTTTAATTATTTGACCCCCATCCGGATTATAAATGTTATAAGTTACTGATTTTATTATAGGTTCTGTCTCCATCGTAGTATCTGTATCTGTATGTAAAGACTTTAATGTTTTTTCTCTTTCGATATATTCATTTTGTATCCCTTCGCTTACTTTTGGCGAAGAACCTGCATCAAGATTCAGTATTTGCTTATTATTATCATTATATTGTTTCAATCTATTTTCTCCTGCAGTAAGAACTTTGAAAGCACCAGCATTATCTGCATCGGATGTAATATTAATATCATTTTCCTTCCAAATTTGTGGAAGTGTACTAGCACCTTCAGGTTTTGTTGTATCAATGCAAGTATTGTTATTTTTTTCACTGATAATTTTTACCTTTTTATGTTCTAATATAGCGAGCACTAACTCTATTGCAGTATTCTCATTATATATTATATCCTTGTTTTTGTCATCCGTCAACATTGTTCTTAGTATAGGAACGTTTTCAATGAATATATCTAGTTGAGAATTTATTGTAGCAGACTGTTTGTTTGATAAAAATTTTTGTAAATCATGATTTATTTCGGTTTTCAACATTATAAGATAACCCAAATTTGTATATTTGACATTTACAATTAATTCCTCATTATTTTCTGTTATTTCCAATTTATATAAACTTCCGGAGCCAGGGTTTTCATTTAGATAATCATTTAGTTTTGCTTTTAATGATTTTATTTGATTTATTTTTTCATTAAACACTTTACCCATTGTGATACCAAGCGATTCTAACATTTCTTTTAATTTTGGAATAATTTTAGACATATATCGTTCTTTTACACTTTTTATAGCTGAATTTTTTCTATTTTCTCTGAGTCTTTCTTCTTCTATATCAGATATTTGTTTTTCATAATCAACCAACATACTTGAAAAAGCAGATATTATATCTTCGCCGTTTGGCGTCGTTAAATTATTGTCTGGAGGTCGGTTTAATTTAATTATATCATTCCAATTTTCGTTAATAATGTATGTTATTATATAATTATACTCGGCATTTGTATCAATCATACTTGTTATATTAGTCAAAATTTGATATAAATCTGGTGCAAATTCTTCAGTAGTTGGAACTACACGCCGTTCTTCATCACTTAGATTGCGTTTACCTGTAATACCTGTATTATCTGTATTATCTGTAATACCTGTATTATCTGTAATAAAAGTAGCCATTTATAATATATCCACAAAATAAAAGACGAATAAAACATATTAAAAAGACATCGAGAACTATATCAGAAAAAGAAATCGATGAATCAATCCTTACTAAAAAAGCCCCCACCGAAACAATCCAATACCATCGATGAAAAACACACCGAAATGCTAAATTATTTCAATGAACTCGAAACCACGACGATCCCCAATTTAATCAAAGAGAAAGAAAGTCTAAAATCACTAGTACCTAAATTAAAAGATAACGAAATCGATAAATATATGGATATCAAAGATAAGGTTCTCGATATTCAAAAACAAATCAAAGAGATGAAACAATTAAAGAAGCGATATTTATTGGATAATTCGAAGTATATATTCGAATATTTCGAAGAGAAAAAGAAAATATCCAGTGGTGATAATAATCAAAACATCAATGTTCTCAATTCATTCTTCAAAATCAAAGCAAATAATGACGATGCCTCCAATCCCAATAGTGATAAATATACCCAATCCAAAAAAGCCTACCAAAATTATTGGCGGAATGTCAATAATGAAGTCATCAATATCCAAGATTTCTTAGTAAGTTCCGATATTTGTGAATTATGTAGAAAAGGGGAATTGATTCCCCAGGATGAAGAGGGTATTCTCATCTGTAATAATTCGGAATGCGGTAAATTTTTCACTTATATTATTGATAGCTCCAAACCCACGAATAAAGAACCACCTAATGAAGTATCTTATACTGCATATATTCGTCTGAACCATTTCAAAGAGATATTATCACAATTCCAAGCGAAAGAGACGACCCAAATCCCCGAAGAAGTCATCGATGCCATCCGAGCACGTATCAAGAAAGAGCGAATCAAAGATATGTCCCTGATTAATTATGATAAGATGCGAGAGATATTAAGGAAATTAGGATTGAACAAATACTTTGAACATATACAATATATCAATTCGATATTTGGAATCAAACCACCCATCATGAATGAGGAATTACACGAAACCTTATGTGTATTATTTATAGAGATACAAAAGCCGTGGGCGGTGCATTGTCCGGCCAATCGAACCAATTTTTTCAATTATACGTATACGTTACATCAGTTATGTGTGTTATTGGAACAGACACAATATTTACCATATATACCGATGATGAAAGATAGAGAAAAACAGTTGGAACAGGATATGATATGGAAAAAAGTATGTCAGGATTTAGATTGGTGTTTCTTTCCGACTGTATAAACCGGAATTTAGAGAGATTTCATATTATATTTTATCATAATAATATAATATGTTTACGAAAAATAGAATATTATTTGGATTATTGATAGTTTTTATCGTAGTATTCGTAGTACTTATATATTATGTACAGAATCAACCCATATCGAAAGAAGGATTTACCGATGCTGAAGTCGACGAAATATCACAAGCCAAATTTTATACTTCTTCCAAAAATAAACTACCGACTTCATTACTCGATATGGTACGCCAAAGTGATTTCAATAATTCATCGATGAGAGATATCGCATTGACATTGGATTCGAGTGTGAATTATTTAAATAATATTCCAGAGGTTGCTTTCGAATTGACTGCCCCCCGAACAAAAATACCTACCTATTCGAGCTCTTTAGATAAGACAATGAATATATTATATACCAATAAATTACCCGACACTGCGAATATATATATACCCACCCCATTACCAACGAATAATCACGTACAATCA